GTCCTCAATAAGCGATCTAGGGCATAACGGCAATTTCGTACCGCCCCCCTATCTTATTTCAACCGACCGGCCGAGACCACGAGGTTTGCCAGCGAACCGCTGCCTCCAACTCATCAACTTCAGGAAAGAGTTTCGACGAACCGTTGAACGAATCAACTGACATTGGTGTACATCCATGGGAGGGTCACCCCTTGATCCATCTTTCCTTAATTGTTTTCTAGAGCGGGAGCGCTAAGCACTGTCCTGGGTCCTACGGCGTTAGGGTCGCTTATTTCTTCTTTACCAGTGGCTCAACAGAGCCGACGTCTACCTCTCCCGCAAGGAACTCTTCATACGTGGGTAACTTACCTCTCATCGGGATGAGAAGTGGAAACCCCCTTTCAATAACCCGCACACGTTGTCTGAAAATCTTGGCGCCGCCCACATTCCTGGAGATAACACCTGATTCGCCACCATACAAATATGGTTTAAAATCGGGTGCGTCTCTCCTAGTGGCCGAAACGGCTAGATACAGATCCATAGACGCGCGCGCTGCTGAAGAAACCTTGAAACCAGTCCTCCATTTCCAAGCGGCCAATTCGGCTAAGTTCTCCTTCTTTTCGTCCTGGTCCAAGAGATCAGGGTCCACATACTCACAAACGAGCGACAGACCATTCTCAACCTTGAGACTCGGAATTTTCTGGAGACTCGGCCCTTGCCGTAATCCGAACTTCTTTGTCGCCCTATAGGCCAAGGGACCTCGAAAACCGAGATCCCAAGTTGTGAGTCCTAAAGGCCGTATTTTTCCTATGTTCCAGCTAAACCACGCCATCGCCGCTCTATAACGGAGTGACCCCTTGAGCCCGGCAATAAAATCATCAAAACCCTTCGAGAGAGTATCGAAAGACTCTGACTCCCGTAACATCCCCATTCGGACAGTCGCAACCACACGATAGAAGGCGCCGTAGCGCCGACAAAGTGTGGAATTAAGCGAACCGAACTCCGGTGAAACGGACGTCTTCGTCTTCTCTACCTCCAATGAGAGTTGACCAACTGTCTCCATCCAGTGCGCACTGAAGTGCGGACCGGAACGGAAAAGTATGTCATCACCATTGATCAGACATGGGAATTCTGAACAATCAATCCCAACCGAGTCGCCTGCATACAAGAAAGCGATTCTATTCTGCAGACAAAGCAGAGGGAAAGAAAGAAAAGACCCCATCATCTGACCTCTCGTCGGACAAAAATCTTCTATACCGTGTTCAAGGTTGAACAGGGTTGGACGCAGGATTCTCATGGCGTACGCCTTCAGGGACCCCGGCACAGAGACCGTGGACCTGAGGAGTTCGTCGAGAACAGCCTCCGCAACCTCTATAGAGAGGTTGTCGGTGGCGCTCTTGTAATCCCCCGAAGTCAAAGTTTCGCCAGAAACAAAAGAAAAACCAGCACGCTGTAGGACGTCAGTTGTGAAGTCGCCGCGGCAGAGCCACTTCTCGCGCGATAACCTATCATAGATAGCTGCATGCAGCGGTCTAAGGTGAATCGCGTCCGCCGAGAATTTGCTCAAAGGGCGAGGCTTGCCCGCGCTTTGTACGACAGTAAGACCCGAAGAAACGCTCAAAGGACGGGTTGCCCCGTCCAAACAAGTCGTTAGGAAGTCTTGATGTCGAAAAGTACCGCGCTCACCACTCATGGAGTGTGAGCCGGAGACAAAGCCATGGACACCGCCCGCTCCGCGGCGATTCTCCAAACAAGCTGACAAAGAAGGATCGCAGTTCAGCACACATGATTCGTACGAGCCGGAATCCCACCCGTGAGGGAACAGGTTCCGAACAACTCGACGCGCAAATGTGATGTAACCGCGAGGAAGGGAGGGTGGTGGAGACCGGAAATGGTTAGCGACGGATGAAAGCAATGGGGCTTCCATACACCGGCATGACGCCGGTTGTAGCTTCTTGATTGAATTCCATGCGAACTCTGCTTCACTGTCCACGGCAGGACAGTTCTGCAGATAGCACTTCGTTTCCCTACTAAGGTCGACACAATTATCCGAG